CTAGATGCCGCAGCAATGGGACAGGGCGGAAGCTCTAGACATGCTATGCAGAATGCTATGCAAGGTGCTCAGGTCAATAAGGATATGATGACCCAAGAGGCTAATATGCGTGGTGGTGCTTACGATAAAGACCTCGCTATGAAGATGGGTATTGCTCAACAAGCAGACCAGAGTCGTCAAAGCGAGCAAGATAGAATGATGCAGATGATGCAAGGCTCTGATGCCAATCGTATGGGTGGTATGAATTACGGAAGTAGTATGCAGAATCTAGGAATGGGCATGATGGCCCCTTGGATGCAAGCACAAAATCAGGGTTGGGGTTCTATGGGCAATTATGCTAATGCTCTCGGTGGTCCAACTGTATTAAGTCAAGGTTCACAATCAGGCGATTCGAAAGCAATGTCTGGTGGTGGCGGAATGAAGGGGTAGCGTTATGGCAAGTTTTCTAGGACAAATGGCAGGGGAAATGGGCGGCTCTATGCAGGGTATGCTTGACGAGTTCAATTCAGGCGCAGGTGGAGCAGGAGGTCTCATGGGTCCCACTGCTGAAGAAGAAGCAGCAGTATCTGGATTCGGTGGTCTTGATGATATGAAGCCTCAAGCACCAATGGGTAAACTTACCATGCAGGATATAGCAGGAGGCATGGGACAAGGAGGCGGAAAGAATGACGGTCTTCGTATGGCTGCTCTCGCTCAGTATAAAGATATGAGTGACGGTTCTTCTATCGGTGGGCTTATGAATATGATGCCTAAGCCTCAACAACAACAAAGCAGACCAGTTATGCAGCAGCAACCAGGAGGCGGCATTCCTGGTGGGCAGTTTGAAAAATATATGCAATCTTTGATGGGGTAGTACTATGAGCTTGTTAGAAGTTTTAAGTAAAGTTGGAAATAGGGATTATGAAGATCCAAAATACACTGCTGATTCGTGGAAGTGGGTTACTAACCAAGACAAGAAAGGGCTTATGGGTCCCCAGTCTGGAGGTAGACCTGTGCTCCAAAGAGAAGGTGATTTAGAAAGCCACCTCAAAGCGGAAAAGTCATACGATGCTCGTGACCAAGAGATTGCTGAGAACAACAACGGCATCAATTCTTGGAAGCGTCATATTGACAACCTTATGGCTAGCCAAAACCCTGTGTTTCAAAAAGAAGCACGGAGTATGCTTAATCCTTATAGAAATAGAAAATCTATAAAAGAACATCAAGCGAGGAGTCAGGCAGCAGGTGGAGAGGATGGCGTTACATATGAACAATATATGGCAATGTCACCAGACCAACGCTCTGATTATCGCAGATACAGAGGGTTCAACGACCCATCTATTCAGTACAAGTATGAGTTGCTTAGCAAGATTAAAGACCCAAAGGAAAGGCGTGATTTTGCAATTGCTAGTGGTTTGTTTGATAGCAGCAATTATCAAGACATTGGTACTGGTTTTGTAAACCCAGCAGTTGATGCGCTGAATATAGAAGGACAAGGTCAAGGTCAGGGTCAAGGTCAAGGCCCAGTTCAGGGTCAAGAAATGCCACAAGGGCAAGGTCAGAATGCTCAACGGCAGCAACAAGGCCCACTAGACAGGGTTACTGGTGCAATAACAAAAAACTTGATTCAAACAAAAACAATACCAGAGTCAGCAGAAAACATGGCAAAAAAACTAAACGAGTTTCCTGACCAAATGGTTAAAGGCGATACTGTTTTTGATGATTTACAAACATCAAAAGAGTTCTTAGGTGAACTGTTTGAAATAACAGACCACACGTCTACTGGTTTCGGACGATTGTTTAAAGACCTTCCTTACTCTTCCGCTTCTAAGTGGGAATCTAGGAAAAAATCTCTACTCAATAGAATCAGTTTAGATTCCATGCTGAAACTTAAAAGAGATAGCAAGACTGGTAGCACTGGTTTTGGTGCTCTGAGCGAAAGGGAACTTGATGTTCTTCAAGGATATCTTGGTGACCTAGAAGGAATAACTGGCCCTGGTGAAATAAGAAAGCAAATTTTAAAAATCCAAGAGCAAATGAACAAAGTACAGGATACCGTTCGTAAAGAGCAAAGAGGAAGATTGAAGTATTATGATGATAACTCTGAAGGAAATGTTGCTGATATAATAGACTTATCTCCTTATCGTGATGAAAAATATGGAGAAGGCTATGTCTCAGATAGACAAAAAGAAATCAACAAAGTCTTTAGAGAAAAAGGTCCAGGAGCACCAAGTATTTACGAACCTGGTGAGATTGTCACCGGCCCAAATGGAGAAGAGTATCGCTTCCTAAACAAAAGAGGGCTTAGTGATACCGATAAAGATAACTTTGAGAGGGTTCAACAATGAGTGAAGTAAGAAATCCTTGGGATAAAGAACGAGTTTCAGAAGTTAGAAAAGCAAGAGGTTTAGATCCAATTCCTAAAAAGAAAAAGGTTCGCTTTGATGAACCATGGTATGAAGATCTAGCTGAAGGCGCAGGAGTATCTGCTCTAGAAACGTATTATGGTGTCAAAGACCTATTTGGTAGCATGGATGATGAAGACAGGGATACTCTTAAAGACTGGCAAGAAGATGCAGCGCAAAGCGGATGGGGTACTGGTGGTCAAATACTAGGCGAAATCGCTCAATTTGCCCTACCAGGTGGAGTTGCATTAAAAGCTTTGAGAGGTGCAGGAAAAGGTCTTAAATCAATTGCAGGTGCTGAGTCTTTAATTGGTGCAGGTCTTGGAGGTCTTAAGCTCCCTCAAGCGGATACTGATGAAACAAGAGGCTCTAATGCACTTTTTGAAGGTGCTACTTCATTGGTTGGTTCTGGTGTTGGTTCTGCATTGGGTGGCATTATTAAAGGGTCTGGTGTAACAAAACACGCAAAAGATTTGCTCGATAAAGGTTACAGGTTGACACCTGGCCAGGCAAGCACATCTGAATTTGTGCAAGGTTTAGAAGGTCTTCTTGATTTTGTCCCTAGTGTTGCTAGTGGTGCTAGAAAAAGAATACAGCAGGGCAAAGATGATTGGTCACGAGGGTTTTTGAAAAAGGCTGCTCACGATCCAGAAAAGATAACTGAAGTAGGTGAAGCTGGGTTTAGGCAGGTTTCAGATCAAACTGATGCTCTTTATGATAAAGCTTGGAAGGGTATTAAGTCTGTACAACCAAGATTATATGAAAAGGTTAAAGCGATAACAAAACATAACCGAAAAGGTCTTAGTGGTTCTGATGGTGATGTTCTAAAAACAATCGCTGGTGATGCTAAAAGATTACTTGGTGATGGAAAAGCGACTCCAGAGAATTTGGTTCAGTTTGATAAAATCATCAGAAGCCATATTAGTGGTGGGAATCCTAAAAAGTTTTCTATCGATAATTCTCTTAGAGAAATTCGTGATGAGGTTAGGAAGGGTTTTCCTGATGATGTTATTGCTAATCTGAAAAAAGCAGATGCAAATCATCCTAATTACAAAACTGTTGAGACTGCTGCAAGCAAAGCAGATGGTGGAGTGATATCTCCAATCACTGGTCTTAAAAGCTCAAAATCTGTAGGTGGGAGCAAAAGACATGCAAGAGGTGAGTCTCCAATCTTTGATTTTGGAAAGCAAGGGCTTGAAACAGTTGGAAGAACTCCAGCGGAAATGCCATTGAGCGGATTGAAAAGAATTGCTCATATGTTCCCTCAGCTTGTTCCGCTTGAAGGGTTAGGAAATCTTACAATGGGTAGAGCAAAAGGCCAAAAAGCAGTAAGTGATTTTCTAGAGAAAAATCTTCCTAAGAATTTTCTTAGTGCAGGTAATATCTCTAATGCTCTTTATGACCATGGAAACGAACCAAGGAAAAAGGATTAAGACCCCTTTTCCCTGTTTTCGTTTTTGATTTTTCTTAGGTCTTTTTTCCACTGAGGTTCAAACGAACCTTTCAGTGGGAAGTTATCTCTAAAGTTTTTGCTATTCGTTCTGTTTCTGCTTCCTTTGCTCATTCTATTTTTACCTCAAAATAATCATTTAGATAATCAATCTCTGTTATGTTTACACCACGCCAATCAGAGAAAATTTTACCCTTGACGATGTACCAATCCTTTTCAAGCCTACTATTTTCAGCTATGTCTTTACCAATACTCTGGAATTTTGTTCTATCAATAATGCACTGAACAGCATCAGTGTCATCTTCCATCTTCATTCGTAAATAAGTACTGTTCCCTTCCAGATATTCACCACCACGCTTTTCTACAGCAGCCTGGCTGTTCATATCCTTTATGACTTTTTCAGTAATACAACCGATAAAAATATATTCACCACGACCATCAACATCAATAATGCTCATTGGCTTAGAACTAATACCATAGCTTTTTGGATCGTTATATAAAAAGCTCCAGTAATGCTTTGCAGGGAAAAGAATATCAAATGGAGTTACTGGGCTTTGCATGATCCTTTTCAACCCAACAGGAAGCGGAGTGTTGTTCTTTCTCGCTTTTAATATCTGATTCGCTTTTACTTTGCCAACACCCTTGATGTTGATTAAACCACCAACAAGCTCACCCTTTTTAGTTGACCAGTTCATTTCTGATAACTCTTTGTTCACTGCTTTGTATGAAACACCCTCATTGATGACGATATCTCTCAGAAGCCTCTTAGCACTGTTATCATCAGCAGTGTTGTTCAAAGATGCTACAGCGAACTCAAGCGGATAGTGTGCCTTCGCCCAAGCTGTCCAGTAGCTAACGAGACCATAACCAACAGCGTGGCTTTTGTTGAACGAATAACTTCCGCTACTTGCAACATCTTCCCATAAGACTTCAGCATCTAATGCTTCTATCCCGTTTTCAATCGTTCCTTCTATAAACTTTTTCTTGAATTTGTTTATATACTCATCACCCATTGATTTTGAAGTTGCCTTTCTTAAAAACGAAACATCTTCCCATGACATCCCTCCAACCCTACGGGCGATCTCCATCATCTGTTCTTGATATACAACAATACCAAAAGTATCGCCTGTAATATCACGGTGGGCATCTGAATAGAAGGTCGGTGATTCTTTACCAGTAACATATTTAATATAACGAGCAGTACCTCCGCTTCCTAGAGCACCAGGACGAGCCAGAGCAGTGATAGCTGTAATATCTCCAAAGCTTCTCACACCCATTTGCTTAACAATCTGCTGCAATGATGGACCATCGAACTGGAACACGCCTGAGAGTCTCATGCTGTTGAATAATTCATATGTTTTGGCATCATCCAGCGGAAGCGTGTAATAAAAATCGTAGGGTTTACCTATCTGGTCTGCTACTCCTTCCAGTATGCTAAGATTCCTAAGACCTAAGCAGTCAACCTTTAAAAGATTAACGTACTCAGCATCTTTCTTATCCATCTGAATTATTTCATCACGAGTATTGAGAGAGCCATAATTGCATAATGGGAGGGTGGACACGAGGATTCCTGCTGCGTGTTTTCCTGCGTGTGAAGCATGGTCTTCAATTCTTTCGACCAGAGCCATTGCAGGATACTGTTCAATAAACTGCTTCCCTGCATCAGTCGTTTTGAAGGTATCGGCAATACACATAGCTGCTCTTGCATCTCCTGGACTTCTTTCGATAAGGGAGTCTTTGACCCCAGTAGTTTCATAAGCTGGAATTCCAAGCCCTTTAGCAAACTCTCCGATGGCAGATTTAGCTTTGAGTCTGTTAACGTTTGCAAGGCACATAACTTTGTCCCTGCCATATTTATGCTTAATATACTTAATAACACCTTGTCGTTTGGTGTCTGGGAAGTCAATGTCAATATCAGGCAAGTCGAATCTATTGATGTCGATGAATCTCTCAAAGATAAGTTTATGTTCAATTGGATCTACCTCTGTTATATCTAATAAGTAGCAGACCAAGCTCCCAGCGGAAGAGCCACGAGCAGGGCCAACTAGCATCTTTTCTTTTGAATTCTTAATGATGTCTGCAACGATCAAAAAATAATCGGTGTAGTCTTTGTTTTCAATCATGTTGATTTCATATTCTAGACGGGTTTTATATTCTTTATTCCAGTGTTTTACCTTATCCATGTTCAAAGATTCACGAAGGGTTTTTCCTCCGCTCCACTGGACCATCTTGGCTTTTTGAATAGTGGCTTTACACTTTTGTGCAATGCTTCTTGTTCTATCCGCTGCCATGGTGTTCTTGTACTCCAGGAGCCAGTCTTCTCTGCTCATGATGTGCTGTGGGTAGGTTTGATCTTGAAAGAAATAAGAGTAGCTCTCACCATTCTTTCTTGCTCCAGCCAATAGCTCATATACTTCCCTGTCTTCTCTTTCTGGGAAATTGTTTTGGTCAACAGCTATCCCTCTACCATCAGTTACCCCTTCGGTATATCCCTGTCCTATAGCAAAGAAATCAGATATCGAGCCTTTTTTGTAGAAAGGTTCTATTATTACTATTTCTTCTGAAACATCATCTAAATGGGTTTTTAATAACCTGGGGAAATAATAAAAGTTGTCATAAGCTTTAGTTACTAAACCATACAATTCCTTGAGTCCCTTATTCGATTTAGCTATAAAGACATAGGAAGAATTACAAGTCCTTTGAGTAGAACCATCTTCGATCACATGAAGCCTAACCCCAAAGATAGGTTTGAAGCCATGCTTCTCTGCCTCTCTCTGGAGCGGAATGTGTGAGAAAGTATTATTCAAATCAGCCACGCCTACATATCCATCAACAACATACTTATGTATATCTTTGATATGCAGGAATGACTTCTTGAAACTGTACTCAGTCTGGAGGGCTAAATGGAGCATTCACCCTCTCCTGTTGGCCGAGGGCTTCTACTCATACGCACTGAAGTTGGAAGAGTATCCCGTGATGCACTGTCAAGAACTTTAATTAGATCACGAGCAGCTTCAACCGATCTTTTAGCAGCACCCTCATTGGTCATCGATGCATCAATATAAACCTTCATGAACTCCATCGAAAAAAGCTCAAGTTTAGTAAGACCATGGTGTATGATTAAATCATGATCTCCTACAATTATTGGGCTTACCGTTTCACTTTCTCCACGAACTATCATAATATATCTCCTTTTCTTACCATTTCTTTATAGCATCTATAAAGTGCTTCAACGTCATTCTTAGCTCTGTGGGCATCATCAAAGCCAGTTCCAAATAACTCTTCATGAAGCCTCTTTAAATTGAGCCTCCGCTGCTCATACTTCATAGATTTCTCTACAGTACAAACATGCTGCCTAGGCCAGGGGAAGTTTATTACCTTATCAATCCTGACAAGTTCGTTAGCTAACATACTTCTATCAAAAGGAAGGTTATGAGCAACCATTCTTTCAGTACCGTTAAAAAACTTAGCGAGATCTTCAAAGCAATTTTTGAATTTGGGTTGGTACATTAGATCTTCATCTGTCAACCCAGTAATACGAGAGATGTCAGCGGAAAGCTTTACAGGCACTTTGAATAAATGTTCAAACTCATCGATTTTTATACACTCGTTATTTTGCTGCCTAATCTTTAAACAGTAAATTTCTGTTATATAAGGTTGTGCATTGATATCGTTAGACTTGGGCTTAATAAGCCCAGTCGTTTCTGTATCAAATAATATTACATCCATACCATTAGACATTTTTAAATCCTTCTCTAATTGTTTCAGCCATTTTCCAGATAGCTAAATAGTTTTTCATATTTCTTTGGATGTATTCAGCCCTTCCTTTGGTTAGGTATTTGATAACTTTTGCTTCTGTAGCTTTTGGGTTTTCCAGTACAAAAGTACAAAATTGGTTATGAAAGCTGACCCTGGCTTCTGTTATTTTTACTGGTGGGCAATAGATATCAAGACAATGGTTTTTAGCATAATTCCTGATAATAATCGCAGCACCTTTTTTATTTACGTTGATTAGTTTGTTGCTAAGAACTTTAATCCTTCCTTCAAAAAGTCTTTTTGTATTAAGCTTTTTGTTAGCTAAAGCAAATTGGATAATAGCTTCTCTGTTTTCTTTAGACAAAGCATAGCCATACTCAATAGAAAGACTGTTGAAAAGTCTAGTTACTGACTTAAAAGGAACACCCTCTTCTACTAATCTCTTTTTAACATTTTCGTGGTCATCTTTATTTATAGACATTTCAGAAACAAAAAGTCTCTTTATCTCTTCTTCGTTCATTTTAGTTCTCCTCGTTGAACTCTGCATTTTTAATGGTCATATATCGACCCTTTTTTTGAACCAATATTTTACTTGGGGTTTTGAGTATATCACTTTGTAGTAAAAAGTCTTCTACTTTATTACATGGTTTTCCACCACGGTATTTTATCCAGTGATTTGCTTTGTGTTTTGCAAATCCAGTATGCTCAACACATACCCATTCACTCACATCAATATCACCGCAATAATAAACAACCTTAACGCTACTCGGTGCTGCTAGCTTCCTGTTGGTCTCATAGGCAACGTAATCAACATAAAGCCAATGGCAACGACCATCAGAAACAACATCTGCACTGGATGCACTAGCGGTAAGCTTGTGCTCAAATTTGAATTTATGCCCACAGTCTGGACAAAACTTAACAGCGGGAGGAAGTATTGAATCGCAATCAGGACAAGTTTTGGTTATAGCTTCACCATCACCCTTACTCTTCCTCTTCTTCCTGATTACAACATCATTAATAGGTCCAAGCCTATTAGTATTCCCAGCGAAATCAAGAATGAGACAATCACTTTTATCCTCGCTGATTCGACTACCTCTGCCGAACGTCTGGACATGAAGCACAGGTGAGTTAGTTGGACGTAACATCGCAATAAGGTCAATGCCTGGATCGTCAAAGCCAGTTGTAAGAATATTAACATTAACAACACATCTGTATTTTCCATTTTTAAAATCCTCTATTACTTTATTTCTATCAAAACCCCTTTCGTGCATTTTGCTATGCACCACTGCTGCTGGGATTCCATTTCTAATTAGCATCTCTGCAATATGTTCAGCATGTTCAATATCAATTGCGAATATCATCCATTTCTTTCTGCTCTTCCCTGCTGCTAATACTTCTTTAATCGCTTTGTTGGTTACAGTCTGAACATCAAATCTTTCCGCTAGCTCTTTCTCATTGAAGTCACCACCGATCAACTTGATACCTTTAGTATCCATCTCAAGTTTTGTTCTTTTGGTTGTTAGCTTGGATAAAAATCCATCATCAACCAACCTGTTGTATTTACTTTTTGATGTCCAGTCGACAACGAGATCGTCAAACATTGAATCTTCTTCACCATAGATATATCCGCTCCCTAGTCTGAAAGGAGTAGCTGTAAACCCTACGCAGACATGTTTTCCTATACCAGAGAAGAATTTTTGGTACATCGTCCCTTCTTCAGTATTAATAAGGTGGGCTTCGTCTACTATCACTAGATTATGGTCTTTGAACATTTCAGGAGTTCTGAATACAGACTGAATACCTGCTACGGTAACCTGTTTACATTCTCTCCTTCCCATCATTGAGCTATTAACACCTACTTCCATATCAAGATACTTCTCCAGGGAGGCATGGTTCT